GTCGGCCACAGCTTCACCGCATCCCCAAGATTGGTCTGATGACCCTTGTCCATTCTTGCCCGTATCTTCTCGGGGTCCTGATACTCGCCGCCGCCCTTCTCCCTCGCGTTGGGGGTCGGCCACATCGCCCCAGCCAAACCCCAACTGCCGCTGTCCCGCGTTGCCATCGAAGGTGCCATCTGGTTCGCTTTCGCTGTCGGCGTGTGCAATAACCCATAATCGCTGGCGGATGTGCGGGGCGCCAATCGCGCAAGCTGGAATATTAAACGTCCTCGTGGCGTAGCCCTCGCTCTCCAAGTCAGCGAGTACTTCGTCCAAGCCCAGTTGGACGATCCCAACAACATTTTCTCCAATAACCCAAGTGGGCCGGCATTCCCTGATAAGCCTAAACATCTCCGGCCAGAGATGGCGGGGGTCGTCCTGACCGCGCTGCTTTCCCGCATGGGAAAACGGCTGACAGGGGAATCCTCCCACAATGACATCTGGGGCGGGGTCGGGGAGGTCGGGCCTTCGGACATCGTGAATGTCTCCTAGTACAGGAACGTCGGGCCAATGATGCCGAAGCACCGCCCGGCAGTACGGTTCGTTCTCAACAAAACATGTCGTCTCGAAGGAACCAGTGGCCTCAAGCCCTCGCGCAAAGCCACCGATACCCGCGAACAAATCCAGCGTGGTCAGCACGGAACCTTATGAGCTAAGTAGCCCAACCAGAAAACTGCCCAACATAATCGCTAAATACCATTCCCATCCCATCTTACTCTCCCAATGCTTTTTCCAGAATTTCATCTCGGGCTCTCCTCAGTTCCTGAATCGTCGTGGTCCGTAACCAAGCCACACGGTCATCGGCCAACCGTACCCGCGCCCACTTGTCGTTGCCGTCCCACACGAAATGCTCAACGCTCCCCTCCATGCCATTCGGAAAAGGAACCGCCATGTCAACCTCTACCAAGGTCATGACGCACCATTATACGCATAAACCGCTTGGGCAAAACCACGCGGCGTCGCGCTGCGGATGTTCTTGGTCTTGAGAGACTTGCCCCCCGTCTTCCCGCTCACAGGCGAGTAGTTATCAGCGTTCTTGTATGTGAGGTTGAGATAATCCACAGGCTTCTTGCGGGGCATGTTGAAACGGCCCCCCGTCCATAGACATGTCTTCTTCCGATACGCATCCCGTGGAGGAATGTTCTCTGGCCACCTCGGATGCACATCGTCCTCGGCCAAATAGCCACCATACTCATATGGATCAAACTTGTGGTCAGGCTTGCGCCACAATCTGGAAACCGCGCCAATCGGATTCTCTATGTAAAAGGGACACCCAAGAGCACGACCCACCAAAGAACACTCAACGACATGCGACAATGCCTCCTGTTGGAAATCTGGATTCGCCTTCGCCTTCTTCTTCCACCACAACGCACCAGAAGAAGCCAAGTCCGTGCATGGCGGAAACGCCGACATGAAAACAACCTTGTTGGAATGCCTCGCGACAATCTCCAAAAGCGTGCGGTCATCATAAAGGTCGGCATGGGCGTAAGTGACGCCGGCCTCCGTCCGTTCACCATCATGCTGGATGTCATAAGCGAAACACTCATATCCAGCATCGGCCCACGGGCGTAACGCTTCGCCCGTGAGATCGTACAAGGAAATAACTTGGTTTGTGATCATCGAAATTCTCCTTTCTGTGTTCTGCGATGAACAAGGCCAGACTAGCATCAAACATGGACCAATGACAAGGGGTTTATTCCCGTGCCTTATATAGGGGGCATTTGAAAAAAAAGTTTTTAAAAAAGTTTTTTTGGGAAAAATAAGTGGCGAAGTGTCACGGGCGGTGGTTCATGGTTCATAAGTCACTGAAATATATCAAATGTGCTTGTGACACTCTCGTGACGCCTCGTGACACTTGGTGCTCTCCCGTGACACTTTTAGACCGAGGGATATTTTGAGTTTTTGTAAAAAATCGTTACATTTGGTGATTCGTACCTATAAGGGGACACTTTATGAAAAGACGACTAGACGTTAAAGCTGAAGAAATAGAGGAGGCCCACGGGCGGAAACTAACCAACCGTCAGAAGACGTTCGCTCGTCATTACGTGGATGGAACACGCTCCAATGCGGAGTGCGCCAGGATGGCGGGGTACTCGGATAAGAATGGTATCGCGAAGATCCAAGCCCATAAACTCCTTAATGCAACAGACTTCCCCCACGTCTCCGAGTACATCGAAGAACTGCGGGAGGACCGTGAGAGGAAATATGGCGTTACACTAATGGGGCAGTTGAAGCGGCTGCGGGACTTGTCGATTGGAGCCGAAGACAAGGGTCAATTCTCTGCGGCCATAAATGCGGAGAAGACACGATCCGCCCTTGGAGGTTTGACGATTGATAGGCGCGAGACCAACCATTTTCATGCTATAGAGAACATGTCTCGTGATGAGATTGAAAGCCGGCTTTCCGAGTTGCGCCGGAATCATCCCAGTGTTTTTGTTGAAGCGGATTTTGAGGTGGTAAATGACACAGAAACCAGAAGCCCTTCTCTGGAGCAAATTGAAGAAAAAGATACCGTGGCGATGGAGCTCGACCAGAATTGAAAACCGTATCGGGGGCGGTGTCCCTGATGTCCACATATGCGGGGAGGGGGTCCCCTTCTGGTTGGAATTAAAAGTGACCAAAACTAACCGCGTTAATATCTCGGCGGGACAGGTTGCTTGGAACTACGCCTATTCTCAATCGGGAGGCGTAAGCTTTTTCTTGGTACACCCCCTCTCCTCCCCCAACCTATATCTGTTTGACGGGTCCCAAGGTCGGGGTTTGGTTGAACACGGTTTGCGAACTGGGCGGTCGGGTTCCAGTTCAGTCGGGACCCAAACCATTGTCCCGTGCCTATGGTCGGGGGACGATTGGTCGGGGTTGGTGGTCGATATGCTCGAGATCGCTCGAGGCCGGGTCGGGGTCGGGTCGGGGCCTGAGGTCGGGGTCGGGTCGGGGCCTGAGGTCGGGGTCGGGTCGGGGTCGGGGGTTGTTGTCGGGGTCGGCTCGGTGGTGGCTCTCGGGGAATAGGTCCCGGGGGAGGGGAGTCAGTCTCCCCCGGGTGCCGGCAGCGGGGCACCTGGTTAGACCCCTCTGCCGACTGGGCGCCAAGAAGTGTCAACAACGGCGCCCGTATTATTTTGCTGGTATGATGGCAACCATTGAGCGCGCCTTGTCGAATTCGTCCGCCTCATCATCCCATCCGCCGTCATGCAGGTTTAGATAATGGTTCTCGAGGCAACAATCAACGAGGTCCATTGCTTCTTTGATTGTCATATCAGCGATGGGATTAGCCATTTTTCAATACTCCCTTTAATTCTACCAAAGCCCTTTTCATTTCGATAACTTCTTCCAGCAGATCCTTTTCGAAGTCGTCTTCGTAATCCGCATTGGCTACCAGTTCATCTAGAAAGTCCGCATCATTGGACCACGCGACGTTTCCGATAGTGTCGCAATGGTTTTCCAAGCGTGCTTCCAGCGCGTCAATGGCTGTAATAATGGTTGCTTGTTTCATTTTTAGTACTCCCTCACTACGAAACCAGATTGATCATTTTTGGCCTTGGTCCCTTTCGGATCCAAGCCGACGATAACGGGCGATGGATCAAGGTGGCGCAAGTCGTGTTCGGTTCCGTCGATTACGTTGTGACCCATGAACCGTTCTGGCTGGCCATGCCCGAAAACCACCGCGACATTGAAGCCCGCAGCGAGTGCTTGTGCCGCTTCGTCCTTGTTGGTTTCGGATAGGCTGAACGTCAGGTGATAATTGTCCGCCCTATCTTTTCGAATCAGACGCCGAAGACTTTTCGTATAGTCCACAAATTGCGTCCCCGCGAATCGGTGCGGTAATGGCTGGCCGTTGTCCGTTGGGATATATTCAAAGCCCACGTCGGTTGACCCGTTGGGGCGAACGCATAACAACAATTGCTCGCGCTTGGCCTTTCGGATCATGGCGCGGACGTGGCCGACCATTTCGGTCATGAACGCTTTGCGGTCGGTCATGAACCATTGGGCTTTGGCAATGCGACTTTCGCGGACGGCGTTGGTCCCGTTCTCAAGATCGGAGACCATTGCAGCTTGGCCACTGTAAAAGCCAAGGCAAAGGTCGCGGCAGCCCGCAGTGCTATCAGGGCAAAGGTTGCCCGCGCCAGCCGTTTCGTGCGGCGCCATGTAATTGATGGCGTTTAGGTATCCGAAGCCCGTGGCCTTGATGGCCTTGGCGCTATCGGTCGAAAAGAACTTTGTAAACTTCATGATTGACTCCATTGGTTGTTGACCCGACGAGTGTCCCATATTTTGCGGACCATGTCAAGTCGGGGTCGGGCGCCAGGCAATCGGGGTCGGGTCGGGGTCGGGGCTTCTCGAGATCGCTCGAGGCCAGGCCGGGGGTCGGGTCGGGGTATAAGCACAAAAAGTCCCCGCCAAGGGATTGGCCCTTGGCGGGGTGAGTCTATCAGGGAGGTATCTGTCTTGATGTTACCGTCCGAGGGGGGCTCGGTCAATATGGGGCGGTGATTCTCACG